TCGACGTGGCTGGTGTCATAGGTGCCAACTACCAGACCGATCGCAGGATCGGTGCCGGTGGTACCCACGGTGCCAGCAGCGGCGAGGCGAGCAACGTCGCCGATGGCGAGAGTTGCTGCGGTGGTCTTGTCGAGCTTGAAGACGCCGTCGCAAGCGACTTCGACTTCGGCGCCAGAGGCGGCATCAGTCAGCGCAATGCCGACGATGCTGCCGACCACCAGGATGTCGCCGCTAGATACGGCGGCCGCGGCGGTGAGGGTCAGGTTGTGACCGGGCTGAACAAAGTTCTTCATGGTTGAGGTTCCTCCGAAGGATCAAGCGCCGGCGTTCTTGTAGAAGCCGCGGTAGTCGAGCACAGCGGCACCCACGTCGAGGCGAACCTTGATCTCGAGGCCGTCGACGTCGAAGCCCACGCGCTGCTCAGTCACAGGGCCAGTACGACCCTGAAGATAGGCAAGCTCGATCATGTCGAGCTGAGCGGGGCTAGCGGCCATGTACCAGGCGGTGGCGCTGGTGTCGTCGAGACGAGGCTCAACGATCAGGCTGAAGGAACCACCGAAGATGTTCGGACCGGTAGCGCCGGTGACGGCGTCGGCCGAATACTGGTTGCCGGGAGCGAGGAACTGCTGGGCCGCGACTTCCAGCTCAGCGGGCACCACGAGGTACTCGGGCTGGATGTTGATGCGGTTGCCGGCGAGATCCTTCTGCAGGCGGATGGACTTGCGGGCAGCGCCAACGGAAGCGATGGAAAGAGCAGCGCCGGAAGCGGCGAGGTTCTTGTGGTTCGCGGCCTGGAACAGAGCGCGACCGTCACCCATCACAGGGTTGGAGTTGATAATGCCCCACACGAGATCGGACTCGAGGTCGGCAGCAGCGCGGCCGAACAGAGCGGGGATGCGGCTCAGACCGTCGAGATCATCATTGATGATGGTCTGACGGGTTACGGCCAGCACCTTGCCGTAGGTAGCGATCTTGTAGGTCTCTTGAGCTTCGTCAAGAGTGCCGCGCTTGAACTCGCCGCCTTCGTTCACCTTCTCGAGAGAAGGACGACCAGCCAGGCTGATCCGGCTGACTTCCTTGAAGTCGGGAACGGATACAACGCGCACCAGAGGACGGAAGGTCTGAGGTGCGGCCTGGTAGGCAGCGGTGAGGCTCTTGTTCGCGGTGTTGCTCAGCAGCAGCGGGAAGTCGCTAGTGGAGTGCAGAGCGCGAGCGGCGATCTCCATGCGGTCGAGACCGCGAGTGGAGGTGCCCTTCATCTCGACGGCTTCGCGAGCCATGTCGAAGAGAGAAGAGCCGGCGTACTCACGAGCGGCGTCAGTCCACTCGCCGTTGCCGGTGCGTGCGGAGAGAGCGGCGCCCATTGCGGCGATGCGCTTCTCGCTGTGCTCTACGCCTACAGAGACGTGCTGCACGGTGGGAGCTTCGCGCTCGACGGTAGACATCTCGGCGAAGATGCGCTCGGAAGCTTCGGCAAAGGAAGCATTCGAGGCGGTTAGTTCGTCAGCGAAGGACTCAGGCAGGCCAGCGGCGCGAACGGAGTTACGGATCTTGTTGACCCGTGAACGCTCGGCGGCGATGGCAACCTGGATGTCCTCGGCGTTGTTACGGATAGCCGGGGCGGTCTCTGCCGCCGCGACCTCCAGCTCGCGGGTTTCTTCCATGGGCTGTTTGTCCTCTTCAGGCTCTTGGAGGTGGAGGGAGAGAGCCTCCTCGGCTCTCACTTGGGCGCTGGGATCAGCGCCCACCGGGACGACGGAGATCTCCATCGGTTCCCAGTCGACGGCGCGAAGGGTCGGCGCATTGCCGTCCTTCTCTACGCGTTCTGTTTTGTAGACCGCGTAGCCCACCGACAGGTTTCTCAGAACGCCGTCGCGTACATCCGAGAAGATCGGATCTACTTCAGGGCGTGACGAGAAACGGACGCGGGCCTTGCCCACGTCCCCATCAAGCCATGCACGTTCGACCACGCCGATCACGTCGGAGAGGCTGTCGGAGCGATGGCTGTTCAGGAGTGGAGCGCCACTGTTGAGCCGCTCCATCCGAATGGATGCAGGGCTCATGTCGAGTTCTTCGTAGTAAGGGCCAGAGAGCCCTCGCCGAAGAACAGATGCACCCGTCGTCCAGACCACTTCGACAGAGCGATCGGCCTCGTTGACGGTTTCAGGAGCGAAGACCGCTCGAGTTTGCAGGAGTTGTTGATCCATCCGATCGTTCTCTAGTAGGCCAGAGATCGAGGCCGCATGTTTGCGTCCTTCCTTCATTGTGCCGTCCTTTCTCAGACAGGCACGTCGGCACCTGCATTATCGCTGCCAGGGGAAGGCTCAGACGAGCCCGAGCCTTGAGCAGCTCCAGAGGTGTTTGTTGTCCGCGGATCCGAGTCGAGGATGAGCTTGAGCTCGTCGATCCGGGCGTTGCTTTCGGCGACCTCTGTGAGGAGGTCGTCGGGGTCGTAGCCGAATTGTCGAAGTGCTTCGGGTAGTGACAGAAGGCCTGCGCGAACTGCCTTGATCGTTGCCTCAATCTCTTTCGACGGGTCGATGAGTTCGCGGCGTGGTGGGGTCCAGTCGACAGTGACGTCGCCGACTGGGTTCTGCGCGATCTCCGCGGCATTGGTCCACCACGCCCAGGTTGGGGTGAGGAACTGCGGGATCAGCATTTGCCAACGCCACGCCTCGATGTTGCGTTGGAACTCGAGCCAACCGAGCCGAGCGGACGAGAAGTTCGTCTGCGACAGGTCGGAGGTGAGCGCCTCGTAGGTGATGCCGTAGCCGGCCGCGATCTGCAGGAGGATCGCTCGGGCGAACTTGTCGAACTCGGCCGTCGACGGCGGAGAAGCGAAGCGAATGTCCTTGCCCGGAGGAAGGATCTCGAGGGCTCCGGGTTCGAGGCTCTCGAGGAGATCTCCGCCCATTGCTGCGTCGGGGCTTTCAGGCTCGACGATGAAGCCAGTGAAGCAGGCCGAGATCTTCTGCTTCAGGAGCTGAGCGTCGGAGTAGTCGTCGAAGTCCCGTAGACGGATCACAACGCTCGACGCCCAAGGCACTCCTCGGTTCTGTCCGGGGCGTTCCTGTCGGTAGATGTGGAGGATCAGATCGGCGGGGACTCTGTTCGAGCGTCCAAGAGAACCGATCGACTCGACGTGAGAGTCTCCGGGGTGATGCGTGAATAGCCAGTAGGCGACGCGGCGTCCTTCGGCGTTGAACTCGATCCCCTGTCGGACGTAGCCGGATCCGTCGGTCAGAACGCCGTCCTTGCCGGTATCGAGGAAGTCGGGTTCGAGGACCTGAAGTCGAAGCGGGACGGTTGCGTTATCGGGAGCAACGCGCCGCCGGACCAGGCACTCGCCGGACTCGACCACGGTTCGCATGACGAGAGCTTGAAGCCCGTAGAAGTCGTTGCGGCCGTCGTGATCACACTCGCGTGGATTTCTCGCCCATGCGTTGAAGGTTGAAGCGACCCTCTCCTGCCGAGCCCTCGATCGTCGAGAGCGTGGCTGAGCCAGAATGCCTGTACCGACAGTGTTGTTAACCACGACGGCAACAGCACGGCTCGCGTAAGGGTTGTTGCGAGAAAGATCTCTCGATCTGTCGCGCAATCTCGCGAGTGCGGGGCCTGCGGCAGCATCCGCGCTTGAGCCGGGAGTGACCCAGGTATCAGTGCGACGACCGCCAGCAGCGCCTTCATAACGTCGAAGCTGCGATAGCAGTAGGCGAGCCTTTTGCCGTTTTAATGCAGCCGACGGATTGACGAAACCGACGAGCCGGTCGATGGCGTTTGCTTCAGCCATTAGAGCCCTTTGCTGAACTGGACATAACGGCGCTGTGAAGTTCCGCTAAGGCGCCCGCGGATGAGGTCGCGGATCTGGAGCATCTCGGCCAAGGAGCGATAGCGCACGCGCTTGTTGTCGTACTCGACCTCGAGGTGTCCGCCTGCGATCGCCTCTTCGATCGCTTCGAGGCCCGCTTGCGTGAATAGGGAGCTGGCCACGGATGCGCCTCCTTCGTTCGGATGTTATCGGCTGAGGAATGAGCCCTTGCGACGGCGAATGCCTTTCGAGGCCTTGTCGCTAGTTTCGGCCGGAACGACGTTGTGCGCCATCTCGGCATTCCATCTTGCTTCGTCCCAGCGGTCGACGCCTAGTGCTGTCGCCGCGGCCCTTGCGTAGATGCGGACATCCAGCGCCTCGTTGCGATCGCGGGTCTTCTCCCACTGCCATTTCTGGTAGCCGCGGACGACGCGGCAGACGAGTTGCTCCGCTGTGAGCTGGCGGAAGTATTCGTCGGAGTATTGGGGGAAGTGACACCAGCCGAACGGATACCCCTCGTCGAGGTTCGTCGGTTGCTTACGTCGCAACCAGCCATAGAGCTCCGACTTCGCGACCGCGACGCCGACGGGCCATACGCGCACGCCGCCCTTCCAGGTCTTGCCCTTCCGCGTCACGTCGACGGATGAAGGTTGACCGAGCACTGTCGCTTGCGCTTCGCGACCCTTGATCGCGATCACGCGTGATTGCTGCTCTCCCCTCACCCAGCGGTAGACCTCTTGCGTGCGATAGCCGGAGTCGATCGCGACCATGCGGATCGGCATCGCAAGACCACCGCAGCTTGAGGGATAGCTGATGCGGATTCGTTTCGAGAGCTCCGTCCAGACTTCCTCTTCGGCGGTGTTGCCGGAGATGAGGACGTAGTCGATCGACCAGCTCTCGAGGTTCGGCCCCCAGCCGATGACTTCCATCTCGATGCGGTCTTGCTGCACGTCGACGCCGGCGGTGAGAAGACCGATCGACGCGTCGGGGATCGTGCCGATCGTGTACGTCTCGCGGCGGTTGTAGAGGTCCTCCCAGTCGGGAGCTTCGCCGGCATCTGCGTATGTAAGGCCGAGGATCGTGTTCGTGAAGACCCTCATGCCTTCGTCGTTCTTCTGCGCCGCGAGGTACATCTCGACGCAGGACTTCCAGCTCATCCAGCCGATCGGCGAATAGAGCGAGCTGATGTGATAGCCGCGG